CTCCTTGTGTCCAAACAGGACAACCCCTCATTCCATAAAGCTAAGGAGTCCACCTCTGTAATGACTAGTAAACGAACGTTCCTCTGGCCTGACGGCCAAATGAGCTATCGTGTGTGGAACTCCGGTTATCCCGGAGGTCCACCATCTACTACTAGATATTACAATGGAATTGCGGACCAAGAACTTCTTATCTCTCAAGGTAACCCGTGGCCTCCCAAAAAGGGAGACAAGCGGGGCCTTGGAGGAGATTTTCTTGTAATCCGCAGGGAGTATTCGGCTACTGATTCTCCGGATATGACCTTCTTAGGCGGCGCAAGCGCTGCCTACGTTGGTAAACAGTACGCTTACACAGGTGCTCCGGATAACAGTCACTTTCCCACTGTGTCGCCGACCTCAAAAGCCTCAATGGAGGCTTTAGGGACGACGGCTATTGCGAATGTGTTGCCGACAAACTCTGTTTCCAGCTTATCAACATTTCTGGGAGAGTTGCGAGAAGGAATTCCTAAACTCGCTGGATCCGACTTCTTCAAAGGACGAGCATCTCGTGCCCGCAGTGCGGGTGGAGAATACTTGAACGTTGAATTTGGTTGGAAACCTCTCATCAGTGATCTGAAGAAGTTCGCACATGCCGTTAAGGACAGTGATGCCCTTATCAAGCAGTACGAGCGTAATTCAGGGAAGTTGGTAAGGAGGCGTATGGACTGGCCTGCTGAGAAATCTACCAGCATTACTACTAGTAACGACGGTGCTACACCTAGTATCACCTTAGCTACAAGTAGTGGGGTCAGTGCATACAACGCGGGATCCAAGAGAACCATCTCCAGAACTTCCAAACGGGAGCGCTGGTTTGAGGGTGTTTTCACATATTACCTGCCTCCGCAAAAGCGGGGACAGACTAATATTCAGCGTAACGAACAGTTATTAAATTACCTGTACGGTACGCGTGTTACACCTGAGGTCCTCTGGGATCTTTCGCCATGGACTTGGGCCGCCGATTGGTTCGCTAACACCGGTGATGTATTACACAACATCGGTGCATTCGCGGCTGACGGCCTAGTAATGCCTTGGGCCTACATCATGGAACGCACAACAGCGATCACTGATGTAGTTACGGTACAACCCTTTAGACAAGGGTATGGTACCAAAACCCTGCGCCAAACCTTTACCACTACGGCAAAGGCAAGGTATAAGGCATCACCCTATGGCTTTGGCATCACTGACTCGAGTTTGAACCCGAGACAGTGGGCCATCATGGCTGCTCTGGGAATTTCCCGGAGCGGCTCCCACTACTGAGATATTAGTGCTCAGTAGTTAAAAGCCTCGCTTCCATCCAGGAAGTTAGGTAGTTACCCAACTTCACGGAGTAGATAGTCATGGCTTTTGCCGATCCTCAGTCAGTTACGATCAATGCGGTGGCACAGACCCTTCCCAGGGTCTCGAGCGGCATCGATAGCGGGTCCTTTCAGAAGGACGACGCGTCGGTGAAGCTCACGGTTTCTTCGACCTATGGTCGACGGAACCGGCGTACCATCCGCCTTGACCACCGTAAGATTGCTGCCGACCCCCTTATGCCCTCGACGAACACGCTTTACACGATGAGTTGTTACATCGTGATTGACGTGCCGCCGGTCGGGTATACTGTGGCTGAGCAGAAGCAGATTGTAGACGGTCTTACCGGCTACGCTACTGCATCTTCCGGTGCTCGCGTTACCCAGATTTTGGGTGGCGAGAACTGATATAAAGGATCAGAGGAGCCGTGGCAATGGACTTCGTTACCCTATTTAAAGGGAGCGAATGAAAAGCCACATGCTGCTTCTGAAGGTATTGCTCGAGGAATCGGGCAATAGATGTTGCACTAGCACCTCGCACGATTGGAAAACAATCATGCTAAGGGAAAAAGATGAAGGGTTATCGTTTCTTACGATAACCTTACCAGCCTTCTGCGACGACCTCCAAAAAGGTCTGGACAGAGGATTGGTAGACTCAACAACTTTCGTAGGTTATAAGAAAGTTGGGCGTCTCCCGAGATTATTCTCAGGTTTCACCAGTCAAATCTTTGACCCTCATTCGGGTGTATTGGTCGATGAACCATCGATCGAGGCCATTCAGTCCCTGAGACAACTTACGTTGTTTTATGGTAAACTGAACCTTAAGTGCAGTGATGCACGTATTAAGGCCGCTTTCGAGAAATTCATCGATTGCGAAAAGCAAGTCAAACTGTACGATGAAGTTCGAACGGAGACAGATTACTCTGACTTTGCGAGAATTTCATCAATACTGTTTGGTGATGTACTCTCCTACGTCGACCGTAAGGTTTACGAGGGGGATATCATTCCCAAACACGGTCCCGGTAAAACTGCAGATAAGCTTGACGGAAACGCCAAGTTCAATCAAACAGTTTGGACGGAGCGGTTGGAAGCTCATTTTCCACACGTGGAAAACTTGTTTCCTTCTGTGAGCCACTTTCTATGTGGCCCCGAGATTGACTTACTTGATCCTGGCGCTGAAGTCCCCGTCAAGGTGACTGCAGTGCCTAAAACGTTGAAAACACCTAGGATCATCGCCATCGAGCCTACTTGTATGCAATACATGCAGCAAGGGCTTATGGAGGTGATCGTTGAAAGGATTGAAAGCAGTGACTCGCTTTCTCACTTTGTTGGATTCTCTGACCAAATGCCTAATCAGCAGATGGCTAGAGACGGCTCGCTTTCGGGCGAACTTGCTACACTTGATTTAAGTGAAGCATCCGATCGTGTTTCCAATCAGCTTGTTCGTGAGCTTACTCGCTATTGGCCGCATCTTACAGAGGCGGTCGAGGCGACTCGTTCACGACGAGCAGACGTACCTGGCTATGGCGTTCAACGCCTTGCCAAGTTCGCGTCTATGGGATCGGCTCTTTGTTTTCCCATGGAGGCAATGGTCTTTCTGACCATTATTTTCCGTGCTATAAGCAAAGAGCTCAATACACCTGTTACCCGAGAGCTCATTAAAGGGCTCGAAGGTAGGGTGCGCGTCTATGGGGATGATATCATTATCCCCGTGGAATACGTGCATTCCGTCGTCCATGAACTACAAGCTTTTGGGCTTGTGGTGAACATGAATAAGTCTTTCTGGACTGGAAAGTTCAGAGAGTCTTGTGGAAAGGAGTATTATGATGGCAATGACGTATCAGTTGTCAAATGCCGCCGTATGCTCCCTTCGCGACGGAGGGACGTTCTGGAGATGGTTAGCCTTTGTTCTCTGCGTAACCAGCTCTATTGGGCTGGTTATTGGAGGACTTGTGCTTATATCGATGAGAGGATACGGGAATTCATACCGTTTCCTATCGTCGAATCAACATCGCCAGGAATGGGTAGACACTCCGTCCTCTCACCTGAAGGTGAGAAGGAGTGTCCCGATCTCCAGAAGCCTCTTGTCAAGGCTGCTGTGGTTTCGGGCCAGAGCCCTCTAAATAAATTAGAGGGACCTGGTGCTCTACTCAAGTATTTCCTTAAACGCGGTGAACAGCCATTCGCCGACGGAAATCACTTGGAACGTTCTGGACGTCCTCAAGCCGTCAACATCAAGCTGAGGTGGGTCCCTACGCGTTAAAGCGTAGGGTCTGGGGCCGAAAGGCCTCAGGGGGATCAAGTGTCTCTTCCGAGATTCTCAATCCCGG